TCCCGTGCTTGTACTTCGGAAGCTCAGAGGGAGTATGCGACTCCCATTCCGAAACAGCCGCTTCTCCACCCAGCTCTTCTGGGTTCGCATGAGCCCAGCGTCTTTGTTTCTGTGATACGAACGGCATACTTCTCTCCTACGCCATGGTCAGATCAGGCATCTCGTAGCCACGCTCTTCGGACTCTGCGCCTTGCTGATCGGGATGTGTGCGTTTCTTCACATCAGTAGCCTGCTCTTCCCCACCCGCTTCCAAAGCCAACTGCGCTGCGGAATCGTATGCTTCCTTTGCACTGCCATGCTCCGTCTGATTTGTAGTACCGTCCTCATGCGTAGAGGTTACGGTATGCTTGTTGCCAGCATGATCATGAACAAAGTGGAATGATGTTGCAGGACTCTTCGCCTTCGCTACATCTGCATCACTGGAGCCACGTTCTTGTGGTTCAGATTTTTCGTTCTCATTGCTTCCACCGGGCTGCTCACCAGCGTGGTACGCATCGAAGCGAGAACCTCTAAATGCACTGCCAAACTTTCTGGATGGGTCTGTTTTACTTTGATACATTTTTGATCTCCTTTATGCCAGCTTCGGCATGCTGAAACCATCAGCTTCGGGTGCCTCAGGTGCCGCAGGTTCACCCATTGGCTGATCGCCAGACCCGGCTAGGGCAGCTGCTGCAGTGTGAGCAGCTTTTGCATCAGGATGCTCAGACTCATGCACAGTCCCATCCTCATGAGTACTGACAACATGATGCTTTCCGTTCTTGTGATCATGCGCAATGTGAACTGTGGTCGCTTTGCCATGCGCAGCGACAACCTGCTTTGGATCTTCCGGTGCTGCGCCAATGCCTTCAGGCTTCTGCTCAGCAGGTTCACCAACTGCAGGTGCTCCAGCCGCAGGTGCTCCAGCCGCAGGGGCAGCAGGGGACGCTTTCTTCATCAAATTCTCTCCTGCACCCGCTGCAGGTGCGCCCATCTTCGCGTGCTCAGCGTCCTTACGTTTCGCCACAAAGCGACTACCGTAGGATTTTCCATCTTTTGTAGGGAACATCATTTCCTCCTCGGCCTTAGCCGCTATTTACTGCAATGCTTCTCGTTCAAAATTTCTTCAATCTTTTTTACCAGAGCAGCCTTGGTCTTAGCAGAATATTCCTTGCTCTCGTAAGGAGCACAAGGTACCCAACCCGCACGCCTTGCAAGAGAGCTGTTCTCCTCAGGTTCAAAACAACAGCGTATGTGGTACCCATCTTCTATTGCACGGATATGGATATCACACAGTTCACCACAACACCCTTCTTTTTCTGCCATCTAAATCTCCTTTGCGGCGGCTTCAGCTTGTTTCTGTGCAGCAACAGCAGCTGCGGCTGCTTTTTCAGCCTCTATGGCCTTGGCCTCTCCCGCGTAATAATTTTCCTGAAATTGTTCCCACTTGCTCTTTGTAGGAGGGAGATCTGCGAAGCTGAAGTTTGGCTTCGGGGGCGCAGGTTTCTGATACGCTATAACCTCTGCACCTGCCCTAGACGTTCTCGGGAGCACTGCGAATTCATATGCCGTGATCTTTGACATCAGAAGCTGCTTCTCTTCCCTCAGCACTGCAATTTGAGTGTCACGATCCTGCAGGGCTCTGTCATGGTCGTTCCGAAGGCGGGTGATTTCATCCTCTAAGTGAGCCGTAAGCCTACTGCCAAACAATTCTTGAATGAACTGGCGTATTCGTGCGCCATATGTTTCTTCATAGGGCATCCTGAGCTCTCCTTTTCTTTTCTAATCTTTCCCTTTCATAGCAGGCTTTGCATAAACCTTTAGCATGTCCTTTCCTATCCGGGTGACACGTTGGAATAAAGCCTTTAAGTTTTCCCGTTCCAGGTCTTCTGCCTACTCTTATTGACCATTCCCTGTAGTTGCATTCTTTGCACAGGCCGTTAGCTGCGTGCTTCCTATCGGGGTGACAAGTAGCCATACGGATAGGTTTTTCTTCTTGAGTTTTTCTTCTAGATTCAGACCAAGGCTTACCCTTAAAAAGATCAGACAGGTATTGCTTTTCTTCTTCGGAAAGCATCCTGCCTTTTCTTCCTCGCAAGGCGTCTGCTGTCTTTTTAACTCTTTCTACAGATCTCTTTTGACCTTTTTGGGCCTGTCTGATCTTTTCTTTGGAAGATTCTTTATGAACCAACCCAGATTGGCCATCTCCTCCGTCTGTCATATTAAGAAGACATCCTAAACCTAAATCTTCTCTTCCAAAAAATGATATAAGAAATTTCTCAGCTTCAAAGGCATCAGTTTCATTCTCAAAATATTGAATGATAATACGTTCTTTATCGAGGGGCATCCTCACCCGACGTTTTCTATGGTTTATAAATGCTCTACGCCCAGAACCTTTTCCAACGTAATACGGGGTACCATCTTCTCGTAACCACAGATATGTATAAAACATTTCTTCCTCCTCAATAGGTCGCTCAAAGGAGGTGATTGAGGCACCTCCCGAGCTAGCCCGAAGCCGCTAAGCTTCGAGATCTTATGCTAAACCACATTTACCTTGCCAAATAGGCACACTCTTCTGAACAAAAGGTTCGTTAGAATTTGATTTGTCGTGAGCCATTTTCATCAAATAAAAATGTCGCGCCAAGGGATCAAGCTCCTTTGCATGTTCTTGAATAGCTATTTCTGCAGGTCTTTTTCTTGTGCCAAGCTGTCCAAACAGTCCATACCTAAACGAATCGTAAACATCATCTCCGCGTGTATCTACTTTAAGTACATCATCAATATTATCAGGATCACGCATTAACGAAGGAATCGCATTGATAATATCCTTGCATGTGTCAAGTATCACCAATTCCCCATTAGATAACATGTTGTACATCAATGACGCAGATCCTATGCGATCCTGCGTAGCACGAGTTACAGCGGGTAATCCATATGTCTTAAGTTCTTTTGAATACTCGTCTGCAGGTGTATGCGCGCTAACTTGTCTAGAAAACTTCTCATGACTAAAGAAAATAGAAGAAGGTTTAACTTCTACACCGTTTGGAAGTTTACACATCTTACTAAACAACAACGCCCATTCTTTGTGTGTTTTTCCCCCTGTGGTTACTTGCTCTTTGAAGCACACTACTTTTTGTCGATAATCCCCGCTAGAAGTTTTTACCAAAGCCTTAGTAAACATGTGTGCAGCGCAAGCGTGACCAATCCCCCAGTCACTTCCCGCCCACACTTTCTGCCACGGTTCAAAAATGATAGCATCGGGATCTTCACGAAGGTCTATCACATGTTCATAAGGATCAAAGTTGGTGAAGTACTGCCCCTCGACTGCTCCATCAAGGCCCAACAGTTTTTTGTCACGCTGTGCCTTGGGCAAACTGTTCATACGCGCTAGGAATCCCGGGTCCCTCTTAAGGAATTCTGGGTTATCCATCGCGGTTGAGCGCTGATAGGCATACAAACGTGGGTCGTATACGTTCAGCAACTCTCCATTAGACTCCACCCACCATGCACCATTAGCATCGCGCTTAGCGCCCTCAGGACGTTCCCAAGGTTCCTTCTGCACAAACACCGTACGATAATATTCGTAATAAGGACCAAGAGGGTTGGTTGCTCCAACTATCACTGGGATAGGAAGATGACCGTGTTTATTAGGTATACAAGCACCACTTACAATGTTTCTTGAGTAAAGCATGCCCCAAGCATCTGGAGAAAATTGACCGCACTCGTCAACAAGGATCGCGCTATAGCTTGTGCCCAGATATTGGTCAATGTCTCGCATTTTATTATTATTGCAATGACCAAACACAACGCGTGAACCATTTATCATTGTAGCAGTGTGCTTAGTTTGATCATAAGTAAACAACTCTGCTGGGACAAACGTAAGGAAGTCCTTTATACAGCCTGCCTCTAATTCCTTAAATGTTCTACGAAGAACAAGTATGTCACAATTTTCATACGCCAAAGAATAGTTTTCGATGAAGTACATCAACCACCCTACAGTTTTACCTGATCGGAAACCTCCAACACTCAGACATTGAGGAGCAACCGTCATGATATAAGGAACTCCGTCTCTCGTACGCATCTGCAAGAGTTCCGTCTGTTTTGGCTGGAGTTGAAATATCTTTCTAAGGTCAATAGTGCCGTCAGGACTAAGATACGCTGGTCGTTCTTTTACTTCAGTTCGTTTTATTCTTGGCATGCTGAGTCCTTACTTTTTATCGTCGGTTACAAACTCCCCCTCTATGAAGGCGGGCTTCAATGCTGGACGCGGGGCATCCTCTATAACATCACGGTTCATCATCTCTGCTGGAGGCTGAATCACGACTATGCGCACGCCATGCTGCTGCAGAGCTTCAAGCTCAGCATCATTCTTAGGTGCCTCTCCATGGGCCCGCAACATTAGTTCCTTAAAGGCCTGGACCGATGCCATAGCCATCTTCGCATCCTTGTATGTGAGAGGTTTGCCATCGGGCATCATGATGACATTCCCGTGCTTGTCCTTAGCAGGTTGCTCAAATCCGCAAGTAGCGATTTCGAAGATCTTGTCGAACATCTTTCGAAAGCGCGAATGTGCGCCCTTCATGATATGTCCATCAGGCCCAGCTTCTGCCTGATTCAACAACGTACGCATGAGGCGTGTTACTTCGAGAGACGAAGGCATTGCCCGGTCTTTTTTAGCAAATTGTCCATTCTTCTTTCGATTTGCTTTTACAAAGTCTTGTGATTTAGCGTGCAACACTAATTCTTCGGTGACCTCTGGTTTCTTTTCCAGAGGCCCCGAGTTATTTTCTGAGTCTTCTGCCATCTCTGGCTCCTTACTTCTGTGCAGGCGCTGCGGGTTTCTTTGTAAAAATAAGCTTTACATTATCGAACGCCCACTCTGCCGGGTCCACAGCATATTTGGTAACGAGGCCTTCAACAGTCTTCGTGAAATCTTGCTGAGCCTTCTGAATAATAGGCTGAATGCGTTGAATTTCCATCTGGGCCTTCAGGTAAGCATTTTCAATCTCACGCAAAGCTAGTTTTTCCTCAGCAGTCAGTTCTTGAACGAGTTTCTTAACCTCGGGCTTCACTGCCTCAACAACCTTCTCAACCTCTGCCTTAACTTCGGCAGCCACTTTTACGACCTCCTGCTTCACTTCTTCAACCACACCTTCAACGGACATACTCTGAGTCTCCTCGTTTTAATTTTACAACTAAAAAATCGTTAGGTTCTTCACCAGCGCGTGCTTCTTAAAAATGCCTCGATCTGCGATGTACTGCCTCCAATATTCGAAGGCTGGGCCATGCTGATCTTTAAGCTCAGATGCTACATGGCACATTTCGTGAGAAAGGGTCAAGAGTCTACTGGATATAGGCTTATTCATCTTCTTACTGAGAACTATAACGTACTCGTGGTAGCCATCCCCCGCCTTGTCACACCACCCGAAAAATTTTTCTTCCCACCTTAGTGTGTCCCCATCGTCATCTTCGTTTGCCCAACGGACGCAAACGTTATCTGTGAGTTGATTGTCAAAAAATTTGTGGTTAATTTTTCGGTACCAAGATTTAAGAACCTTATCGCTGCGCATATTTGCTCCAAAGCCCACAGCGACTATGCCGCATTCGGGTATTTCGAGCACAAAAAAAGCTGCCGGTTAGGCAGCTTCTGGTATTAGTTATGTATGAACTTGGTGGACGATGCCAGTTACGATCTGACGACTCAAGGTTGCAGACCTCGTGCGTTCCCGATTACGCCAATCGCCCATATAAAAGCTGGAGCTTTCATTTCGTACGAGGGACGAAAGCTTCCTAAAGACCCCTATGTCGCCACATTCTGGTGCGATATCAACTCACCAAGGCACGCGACCGGCCTACTATCCTGGTTTGCCCCAGGTGGCGTTTGTGCATATCGCATTGCACAGTCTCAAACCAGCACAAGTTTCCGGCTCGAATCCGGCCTGCGTTTACTTGGGTGAGTCTTTCTTTCGCCACGGAGTCGCTTAGCGTCTCCTCGCGGGTCGCTGAGCGACCTACGGGCGAAACTTTGGTAGCGGTCGCCGGACTCGAACCGGATTTAAGGGTTATGAGCCCTCTCGTGATCCTATTCACTTCCCCGCTACACTAAAACTTAGCTCGCTTTATCTTCAACCTTGTAATCAACAAGATGTGTATCTAGTATCCACGAGGATGCGAGCTTAAAAACTGGAGCCATCGGGGTTAGTTGAAAACCCAACTTCCTCATTACAAGTGAGGGCTTTTCCGCTTAAGCTACAATGGCTTAAATCTCATAATCTGCTTCTACTTCCGTCCCACCATCCTGGGCTAATGCTCCCAGCATTTCAAATCCTGGCGTGGTGAACATCGTGCCACGCGGAACACGAACGCGAGATCGAACTGCATCAATCGCAAGAAATACAATGAACGTACCTAGTACGAGAATGACAACCATCGCTGCCTCCAAAAATTACCTAACAGCTTGACATGGGACTTCGGCGGGCGAGCGTGGGGCTTCTTAGGGCTGACCACGCTCGGGCCAATGCTGCCTAGTATCGTGGGCAGTTGCACGTTGTTACCTGATCTGGCTTGTCGCGGCAGAATCAGCGAAACAAACTCTATGGGCTAGAGCGGTTGGTTGTCCGCTCTGTTTCGCTTGGGAAACTAGGCCCAATTTCTCTTCCCACTGGAGGAGCGCACAGATTGCGCGAAAGGAGAGACGCGGGGCTCAACTCCAGTGGGTTGCTACTACAACTTGCTTATAAATCTCAGAAGTTCTGGTGCAGGACGAAACCACTCTCCGTGTGTCCTGAGGTATGCAAAACTCTTATGAAGACCCCTCTCAATGTCTCTCTTCACACTTTTCAGCACGCGAAGGTTATCAGGACTGCCTACCTGCAAGTCGTCACAGCGCTTTTTAACTGATCCTGCGGTCTTGCCTATCTTTATCAACCCAGTAGAAGCACCTTGAATGAAGTATGTCTTCATAGAATGCTGTGCATTCCAAACTCTTTCAGTTTTGGTGAGCTGCCAGCGCTTTTTCATTGCTCGCTGTTCTTCGTGTAGTTTTTCCATAAACCCTCCTCATAAGGGTGTGGGCAGGTGTATGAGGCACCTACCCACTAATTTCGATCTAATATAATTATATCATGGAGGTAGACCACTTGTCAAGGGAAAAGTGTGTAAAAATTTCCTAGCATCCAATTTTCAACAACTTACGAATTATGTTGACATAAGTAAAAAAAAAGACTATACTAGATCTGTAGGCAAAGGGCAAACTAGGGATATACAGAAGAAATATAAGAATCAATAACTTACGAACAACTGGGGAAAACGATAAAGAAAACAAAGGACTTATAAATTCAAAACTCAGTTTCTTTATTATCAACAACTTAGACTACCGTCTATATAAATCAACAAGTTAGGATAAGGGCATGAAAAGGACACCCGATGGGGTCAGCAAGGCCCGCCAGAAGCTTGGACAGGAGCTTTCGATCTGGAGGCGCGCCGTCGCGGAAGTAAAGACCGGCCAGCCCGATGCAGCCAAGAAAAGAGCTTTCGGAGAAGAGCAGATCGCCCGCTGTGAAAAAGAGATGCGCAAGTTGCGCAGGAAAAATGTAGGCAAACGAGCTTTCTGGAGGGACTTGTCCCTCGGAGGTACAAGTGGACAAATAGGGAGATTGCATGATTGATGGAACTTTGCTGAAACCTTTGGTGCTGACAGAACTCCAGCCGCCAATGAACATCACGCTCGTGACGCCCACTTCTGGACTCCCTGAGTTGTCGAGTTTCATTGCAAAGAAACTTGCCGAGCGTAGGATGTTTGGTTTGGACACAGAGACCAACTGGTGTAACGAGTTCTCCAGCCGAAAAGTTCGTACGATTCAAGTGGGAGACAAGAATCAACAGTTCGTCATTGATCTGCTCGCATTCGCTGGCTCCACGGATACGCTCTGCAAGCAGGGCAACTTCCGAATGCTCGACTGCTTCAAACCCATCTTCGATATTCTCATTCCAGCATTGTGTTCTAACCAGTGTTTGAAGGTGGGACAGAACCTCTCCTTCGAATACTGCGTTCTCTTCTGGAGCTTCGGTGTGCGCATCTGGCATCTCTACTCCACAGATCTCGCAGAGCGCGTCATTCAAGCTGGTCGCATCAGTTTGAAAAAGATGGCTGAGTTCTCGATGCAACAGATTGTTGCTCGACGCTTCGGATTATGGATCGACAAACAGGAGCAGGACAAGTTCGATCTGGAATCCCCGTTGCGCCCTGAGCAGATTGCATATGCCGCGTTCGATACGCGCATGCCTCTCTCGATGCGCGAGCATCAGATCAATGAGATGACGCAGGAACAACTGCTTGCCACTGCGCAAATCGAAAATGATGCGTTGGGTTCCTTTGAAGACATGCAACTGAACGGCATGCGTCTCGCTAGTGAGCGTTGGATGAAGCGTATCATAGACGTTGAAAATCGTCGCAAAGGCGAGCTAGCAGTTCTTGACCAGGAATTCATCAAAGTTGTTGGCCGAAAGTCCGAACAGATAGACTTCGAGGAGATGACCCGTCTCGAAAATATATGGCGTATTGGGTTCGAAGAATCTACGCCTGAAGAGATGGCCAAGGCTGAAGCAATTCGTGCTACGCGGGATAATGCCCAGAAGGCCGTGTTGCGCGCAGAATTGAATGCTTTGACCAAAATTAGAAAAGAAAAGAAAGCTCAGGCACGCCGCGAATATTCTGAACTCAGCAAGAAATATACCGAGTACAAGAAGAGAGTTGAGAAGTGCGAAGGCGAAGCCTACATCAACTACGCTTCCAACGAACAGTTGGTTACAGCGTTGCGGCAGATCAAAGGCTTGAAGACTTTGGCAAGTGCTGCAGATGAAGACTTGCTTAAATTCAATGACCATCCCTTTATTCAAGTCTTGCGCAAATATCGCAAAGGAAAGAAAGATACGACTACCTACGGAAAATCTTGGACACAAACTTGGGTGACGAAGCCTTGCGCTGCTGAAGGTTGGGTCCACCCGTTAGACGGTCGCATACATGCTAGGTTCAATCAACTAGAAGCCGAGACGGGTCGATCCAGCAGCAGTCAACCTAATATGCAGAACCTTCCGCACGAAGAGGAAGTGCGTGCTTGCTTTGTCTGTGACCCACCAAATGAAGAAGAGCCTGAAGGTTATCAGCTGATCACAATCGACATGAGTGGAGCTGAACTCCGAATCATTGCAGAGTTAGCCCAGGCTACATCGTGGATCAATGCTTTCAATTCTAACTGGGATGTCCATTCGGTTTGTACCGAAATACTCTATCCAGAACGATGGCCAACCCTAGCACTGCCTGAATGTAAGTACTACGAAAAAGATGAGAAAGGAGAAGCGAAAAGATTGAAATGTTCTTGCCCTGAGCACAAGAAGTTGAGAGATCAGTCAAAGGCTTTGAACTTTGGGTTGTGCTATGGCGCAGGACCAAACGCACTTGCAGACGCTTTGGGAATAACTATAGACGCAGCAAAGGGTTTGATGAAGCTGCATGAGGAGAAGTTCCCTGATATCTGGAATTACCTTCGAGAAAGCGGAGAACGTGCGCAGCGTTTGAATGAAGCCCGGGACTTGTATGGACGCAGACGCTTATTGCCT